CCAACACCGGCCTGCTTCGCAAGGGTGACAGGGGCGACGACGTCAAGCTCCTCCAGCATCGTCTGAACATCCTGGGCTGGCAGCTGACGGAGGACGGCATCTGGGGCGTCCAGACGGACTCCGCCGTGAGAGGTTACCAGTATCGTGCCGGTCTGACCGTGGACGGCATTGTAGGAGCAAAAACCAGGGCGGCGCTCATCCGAGACGCAATCCTGGCCAGAGCCGCCGAAATGGGTGCGTACATGGTCAAGCACAAGTGGCACTATAAGGACACCACATACAAAGCAAAGGACACCTGGGCGGCCACCAAGGCGTTGAGCAAGCCTGGCTCTAGCTGCTCCCACTTTGTATCCTGGGTACTCCAGGGCGTCGGCCTGCTGGTGGCTGGCAAGCGTATCAGCCACGACAACGGCAAGGTCACCGGCACCGGCAACCTGCTGGGCTGTCAGGTCATCCAGGCAGGGGGCAAGACCTGGGACAAGCTCCCCGATCTGCGGCCTGGTGACGTGTGCGTATGGGATAGTAACCTGGCGATCTACGCCGGTAACGGCAAGTGGTATGACGCTGGCGGGCCCTTCCGGTCGAATACCAAGGATGGGCGATATACCAACATCGGCCCCATCGCGCCGTACTACGACCGGACGAAGCCGGTCTATTACCTGGTGCGAGCGAAGGTATAATTGGACAAAACAAAGCGCCTGGGGCAATGCTCCAGGCGCTTTTGTCGTATAAGATTCAATCAATAATGGTCGCTTTCGCAAAGTGCTTCCAATTCAGCCGTTGTCCGCAGCGATCGCAAAAGGATAGGTATTCACGCGGAAGTGTCGTGTTGCAGCGGGGGCAAATCGGGTAAGCATAAATGCCGTTGCGTCCAGAATAACGCCGGAGGGAGACGACAGACATCGGGATACGATAGGAAGCAGCGATGCGGAAATCTACAAAAATTCCTTCATCTTTCACGGGCTTCGCCACCTTCCCAAAGCGTGAGCATTTCTCCCAGCAACTCTGTAAATCGGCGGCGTTGGTCAGCGGATAGACCAGATAACAATTTCAAGCTGTCGAGCAGGGTCATCAAAACGTCGAACTGTCCAGACGGGAGCGTCCCGGAAACTAGAGCAACAGAGGGAATACCCAGTCGCTCAGCCAGGTGTTCCACCGTCGCCAAGGTGGGGTTCCCGTTTCCCGCCAAGTATTCTTGCAGAGCGGAACGGGAGATCTCCAGGTCTTCAGACAGTTCGGTCAGAGATTGTCCTCGTTTTTCCTTTAATGCGTGAATGACTGCGGCCATATTTTCTTGTATCTCCACAAAATCACTCCTTTTCTTTTATGATAAGGAGAAATATTATACAGATACAGAGTGATATATCGGCAAAACGCACCGTTATTTTGGTACGTTTTGCATGGGATGAAATAGTTGTGGGGAGAAGTCGCGGGATGCGTTGCTGAAGTAAGGTAAAAAGCTGGGAGCCCTTAAGCGCTCCCAGCTTTTTATGAAGAGATAGTATATTTTGTTTTTAATCCGTTGTGTTGTGTATATTGGATGAATCCTTCTTTCTGCAATCACCCAACAACTATGCCGACATCAATATTGATATAATCAGAGAAATCGATAATAGATTGTTCGGAAAAGTCATTACGTCCGACAAATCGATTGAACTTGTCTTGGGGAATAAGTGTTTCTGCAGCGAAATTGTCAGCATCTTTTTCGTCCTCTGTGGAGGGGCCATCTTTTTGCCCGATATGACCGAGCAAGATATGGCCGAGCTCGTGGAAAAGACTGAACCAAAACCGGTCAGCATCTTTCCCTCGGACGGTCACGCCAACAACAATTTTTTGCCATCATAGAAAGCAGCTCCATGCAAGAAAGAGCCTTTCGTATGCGGTAAAAATATAAGCGCCACACCGCAGTTAGACAGTTGTTCGATGAGTTTGGGACAAAAATCACTAGGATCCATCGTAGTCATACGCCGAATGTCAGGGATTGATTTCGCCAAAGCGCCCAAATTGATTGGAGAAGTGGAGACATTTCTGGCATCAAGTTTGGCTTTCTGCACCCATGCAAGGAAAGCGTAGTCGCTTTTTTCTGTCGTTGAAAGCTGTCTGCGTGCAATGCCGAGAACGGGCTGATTTTCTAAAAAGAGAAGGCGGGCAACTTCGAAGAACTTGCGAAGATTCATGACTTTATCTTGAACCCTTGTTGCCTTCGGCACCCCTTCACAACGCAACTGTGAAGGGCTTGACAACTGACAGGGATGATATAAAAGTGTAGCGAGAGATACATGTCGAAGTGCCTGGAGCAGTATAAAAGAAACCTCCGTGACGACTATATCTCGCCACGGAGGTTTTCATTTGCCCTCGAAGGGACAAACCAGAACGAACAACTGACCGACCATAAAAATCGGAAGTGTTCGCCCAGAGTAACAGTGGTGACCCAGCGGAGATTCGAACTCCGGACACCCTGCTTAAAAGGCAAATGAAAGTGACGGTATATCAACACAAAACCGCCGTTCTGACTGACAAGTGACTTGTCCACATCATCCATTGGCTTCCAGATATGCGTCTAGCTTGCTGACGGACTTCCGCTTGTGGATACTGTCCAGGTGGGTGTAAATCCGAAGGGTGGTGGAGACATCGGCGTGCCCCATCTGGGCGCAAGCCTGCACCACATCCACGCCGGACAGGTACAGCAGCGTGCAGAACGTGTGCCGCAGCCAGTGCAGCGTGATGGGCGGAATGGTCATGTCCAGCGCCTTCGGGCCCGGCTTGCCTGACTGCAACCGTTCCTGATCGGCCAGCGTGCGGGTGCCATACTTCCGGTTCAGCTCCCGCATATAGGACTTCCAGAGCTTCGTCCAGGCCGAAGGCGTCATGACCTTCCCGGCTATCGTGTGGACGACCAGGGCATTGTCATGGGGCATAGCAGCCATGTAGTCCGCCAGCTTCTGGGGGATGTCCACCACCCGCATACCGGCGGCGCTCTTGGTCACATGGCGCAGGGTGGGCACGCCGTTGGAGCTGTATTCGATGACCTTGTTCACAGAGATCGTCCGGGCGGTCAGGTCAACGTCATTCCAGGTCAGAGCGGCCAGCTCCCCACGGCGCAGGCCGGAGAGCATCATAATGACCGCCACAGGCTGGGCACGGTGGGGAGTGTCCCATATCCACCGCTGTTCTTCCGCGGTCAGGGCGCGGCGTTTTTCTTCCTGACGGCCAGCAAAGGCAAGGTGCACCTGGGCTTCCGGGTTGGTGGGGATGACCCGGCCAACAGCACGGCGCATGATCTGCCGGATGGTGGAGCGGTAGAGGTTCACAGTCCGTTGTGAATAACCGTTGTCCACAAGGTCTACCAGCACCCGTTCAATATCATCCGCCCGCACCTGGCCGACTTCGTAGCCGTATAGCTCCTCTTTCCAGACCTGGACGGCGTGGCGGTAGTTGTCCATCTGGCGGGAGGTGATGCCTTCGGTCTCCTTCAGGCGGATCCAGTCATCTGCCCAGGTGGCGAAGCTGTCCCGCTGGGAGAGGACGTCCAGGCCGCGCCCAAATTGCAGCCGAACCGCCGCTTCCTTGTCCTTCAGCTCGGCGGGGGATTTGGCGTAGACGCTCTTGTAACGCTTCTTCCCGGCCTCATCCCGGCCAAGGTATATCTGCGTGCAATAGCGGCCGTCTGCCCGCTTTTTCGCTTTTGCCATATCATGTTCCCCCTCTCTTGCCCTGGGCTTGTGCCTGGGGCTTTTTTGCGTCCTGGCTGAACGTTAGCATCCAACTTGTGTTTTCTTGTGTTTCATCATTGTAGCTGGATGCCGCCATTTGCCATCATTCGACCTGTAGTTTTCTGTAGTGGCTGGGCTGAACCTTAACATTTCTTAACATCTGTCGCAAATGTCTACAAATGTCTACATTGCGGCTTTGTCGGTTCTGTGTTCAACCTGAGCATTTCTAAGCATTCAGCACCTGCTTTTACCTGCTTCCACCTACCCAAAATCTTACCTGTAGCCCCGTGATTTCGGGGTTAGTTATGGGAATGGTGACGCAAGCTAGCATACAAAAAAAGCGTACACTATCGTACACCATCGTCACCTTTTAGGTGACATGGGTGTACGAAGGTGACGCAAGTGTACGATGGTGTACGAAACATATATATAAATTTTGTAGTAGAGATTGCGTCACCCTATAAATGCAATTATTCCGACTATTCACCAAACTTTACCCAGTAGCTTTGTGATTTCGGGGTTAGTTGTCCTCCGGATTGCGCTGGTACTCTGGAATCTTTGCCAACTCCTCGACACGTTCGACGGCTACTTCTCGTCCCTTTGCATTGAGCTTACTAAATGCGGTTTCGAGAGGCTTTCGCAAGTCGAGCGTTACATGAATTGGTGTCACAGTGTCCAAATCGGAAGAATCTACAAGCCCGGGAAGCGGGCTTCCTATATAAGGCCCCAGCAATTCAAACGCTGGCACATCAAGTGCTTTTGCTATTTCAGATATCGTCTCCAGTGTAATAGGAATAGTTCCGTTTTCGTATTTTGAAATAACTGAGCGGGAAACCCCAATAGCTTTAGATAATTGCTCTTGCGTTATATTTTTACTCTTTCTAATCTCTTTAATTTTGTTCTCCATATGAATCACCTCAAACGTATTATATCCTGTGAGGAACAAAAATGCAACAAAATGAAGAGAATGTTCTTGACAAGAAACTGATTTGGCTATATAGTGTTCTTATAAGGAACGCTTTAGGAGGTGAGACAATGAACATCAACGCAAGAGTAGCCGACATCATCCTTGCCAAGAAGGGGATGACAAGAACGGCACTGGCCGAAAAGTCCGGTATCACCCGACAGACGGTGAGCGCAATCCTGAGACGTGGCACGTGCTCCGCCATCAACGCCGGTAAGCTGGCCAACGCCTTGGGCATCCAGGTAGAAGAACTTATGGAGGTGAAAGAATGAGACCGAACAGACAGAACAAGCCCCGGCGCATCATCCACAGCATTGATGAACTGCCGGTGATCTGCGATTGTGCCGACGCTGGCCTGCTGCTCCGGCGTAATCCGGAAGTGATCGCGAAGATGGCCAAGGATGGCGTGCTCAAGGGAGCCAAGCAGGGACAGGCGTGGTACTTCCGCCGGGATGACCTGGTAGCGTACATGGACAAGCTCTTTGGGGGTGATAAAGAGTGACGGAGTTCCCTGACTTCTACAATCACCTAGGGGAATGCAACGGCGATACCATTCTCTCCAAGAAAAACTTTTTCATGATGGTTGATACGAACCCCGATGATGTGAAGGATTCACAAACCCGACTTGAGATGGTGCGCTATGAAGCCGTCGACAAGTATGGCATTCCAGAGGATGAGTTCGCGCGCTGGCTCGGTGATATGAATGACCTGTGGCTGAAGGATGAAGCGTCCTTTCGACAGTGCGAAACCAGCGGGAAGTCCCTCGACCTGGTGAAAGCCTCTGTGGTTACATATGAGCCACCCCGCTGGCTCATCCCTCCGTACTTCCAGCGGGGCAAGGGAACGCTGATCCAGGGCGACAATGGCAGCGGCAAGACCGCTTTCATGTGCGCCATCGCCGCCCACGTGTCAACCGGCCGGCCGTTGCTGGGCATCCCCATTGAAGGCCCTGGCCCTGTGCTCATCCTGTCTGTGGAGGATGACCTGCCCATCTTGCGCGGTCGTATCGAAGCGAACGGCGGCGATCTGGACAAGTGCTATTTCCTTGGCAATGCCGCTGACCTGACCTTCAACAGCCCGGAGGTGGAAGCAGCTATCCAGCGATGTCAGGCTGTGATGGTCATATTTGACCCCTTTCAGGCGTTCCTGGGTGCCAAGGTGGATATGTTCCGCGCCAACGAAGTCCGGCCAGTGCTGGCCAAGCTCTTCGATATGTGCGAACGGAACAACTGTTCTTGCGCCATCATCGCCCACATGGGCAAGGGCGGGTCGGACAAGTCTCCCGTCAACCGCTCCCTGGGCAGCGTGGATATTCCGGCGGCCATGCGCAGCATTTTGCAGCTCATCCGGAACCCGGAGAAACCTGAAGAGTGCATCATGGTGCATATCAAGTGCTCCAATGCGCCGCTGGGGCGTGGCATGTCTTACACCATCGGCGACCGTGGCGGGGTGACCTGGAACGGCTTCAACGACATGACTTTGGATGATCTGTCCACCATGAAGAAGCGCACGGAGAAGGGAATTCCTTACGAGCATGAACCCCTGGTGCAGGTATTCAAT